CGACATTGATGATCACGAACATCAAATACCTGATCGCCCGTTTGTCTAACTCCCTGTGCAAAGTTAGTGAGTATCAAGGGCTTTTCTAAATTTTTATTGCCTGGAGGTACCGAACAATGATAAACTGCAACTGTGGTCATACAAGTTTGTGATTTTTCAACAGGTCTTCACTGTTAAAGGGATCTTTGGCACCAGCTTTGTAGTGCATGATATAAGGGGCCATTACACTGCGAGGTATAGGTGTTTTGTGTCTCTGTCCAGGATTGAGTTCCAACATCTTTACACCTGCTGTTTCCATTTCTGCTACCACTGCTCCGTACACTTCTCCGTCATAGAATCTTCGTAGATCTTTGCCCAGTTCTTTATCATAGTACTCAAGATAACGGTCAGCCATGTTCTGGAATTTTTCGTGTTTCTTGTTTACAATAAAAAATCCTGTTTCACAACTGAAACTGATTCTACTCGGATCAGAATCGCTAGGCCAGTCGTGCTTGACTCCATAGTGTGTGCTTAATACGTTGTCTGGTGTGATCATGTCAAGCAACTGCGGGTTAATTGGCATTGTGGTCACTACATCAGCATCAAGCCATATCAATCGATCACAGTCAATGTTGTTCATGGCATGAACAATACTGAATGCTTTTTTGGCAAATGTTATAGTACGATTTCCGTGCCCGCGTTGAACAAAATCAAAATATTCCGCGGGCATATCAGCCCAAGGCACGTAGTGAGTCCATTTGTTCTTGGGAGGCTCGGACATGTTTTCATTGTATACGTACAAGGGAATATCACCTGGCCAATGCATGCCATAACTTTCGATGCAGGCTTTACCACACTTTTCGTAGTAGGTCTGATCCATTGATGTTATACAAACAAACTTTTTGGTCATATTTTATCCAAATAAAATTTTGTGCGCTTGTCCATTGCGCATTTCGCTGATGTGAAACTGTCCATAAGCAAGATGATGTGCCCAGGCTTCGCGCAAAAGAGTGTCAGGCCAACTAGGATTGTCTATGTTGGCTAATCCGCGGCTGGCCACAGGATCAGCAGCATTTACTGGAGCCAGTGTAAACGCTGGAACACCTGCTATGATGCTTTCAACTGCTGCAACAGAGTTGTATGTGACCAATGCATGCACATCATCTGCCAACACCGCAGACAAAGGATCCAATCGTACCCGATCTTCACGCCGGGGTGCTCGTTGTCGCACTATTATTTGCCTGTCAGTGTAGCGTTTGATAGTCGCCACTGTTTGTTCAATCCATTGCTGTTGTTCAATTTTGTAAAACTTGCAGGGTTTTTCGTCTGGTGCTGCTATGATAATTTTGCTACCGTACTTTCTTGGTTGCAGTTTGATTTGCAGTTGCTGCCAACGATCTGATGGGCGTTCAATTATTTTGCCATGTTGTAAATTGTTTGGCACAATTCTATGCCAGTGCTTCCATCCGTTGGGATTGGCCGAACTAGGTGTATTTCCAAAATAGCCTGAATCAACGTACCAAAAGTCTCGTTGTGATCGTTGGCAATACTTGATTACTTTGTTTAGAATACCACGCAGTACTATGGGATCTCTGCTGGCATTGAAATCAAAATCTTCAGTGCTCACAGCAGTTGCCCCGCATCCATGTGCAAACATGTTGATATATTCGTCTTGCCCGTTTTTACTTAGAAAAATCATATGGTATGTTGTTGACAGTATTCTGTAAGTATGCGTTCTCTGTGCCATTCATCGCCCTGTGGCGTGGCAGCAAACTCTTGAAAGCATGGCGTACCAAGTGTGTAGTGCAGTAACTTGGCGTCGGCATTTGGCCCGTATTCATCGGGCAACCAGTTCCATTCCTTAGGTAGTTCGCCTATACGAGCATCGTCTAGCCAAGTAAACCTGTGTAGTTCAGCGCCAGTTGCTTTTTGCACAAACTCAGGAGTGAGCTTGCGATTGGGAAAACTATTGCAGTTCCAGAGTATAACACTCGACCAGTTCTTGCGTGGATAATCTTCGTTCTTGGACCCTAGATACTTCTCAGTCATTCGAGTTTTGTAATCGTGTTTGACTACCATGACATCATTATAAGGATTTTGCAATTCCCACAGTTCAGCAATATCCCCACGTACAATCATGTCGCCATCTATAAAGATAGCCCATCCTGTGTACTCCATCAAGTGTGGTACCAAGAAACGTGTGTAGATAAAATGATTTGATCCATCTGTGTGCGTTTCTGAATAATCTCGAAACAGGTTCAATGCCACAGGCACAATAGCAACAGGCCTAGAACTGTTGCGAATGATTGAGTTTACACAGGTGTGATAGGCTATGGCTTCTCTAGGATCATATCCTACAAATACAGGAATGGCTTTCATTTACGCTCAATATCCTCTTCCACGCAATCTTCGCCGTACTGTATTTCAATTAGTTTTAGTGGCTGATCAGTTTCGTTGCACAACTGATGCCACTCGCCAAGTTTGATCCAAGTGTGTTGGTGTCGTGCTGGGCTAGCCATCAAATCATAATCTGTACTGTAAGGGTCTACTGTGTACACTGTAGCTTCGCCTTCGGCCACAAACCAAAACTCAGCACGACGTTCGTGTCGTTGCATGCTCAAGCATGTTTTGGGATTGACTGTGAGTTCTTTGAGTTTGGTGTTAGCGCCCACTTCGTGCAACACTCGATAGTAACCCCAAGTGCGTTCAGTGCGTGGTTTCTTCCAGTCTTCGAGAATCCAGCTAGAGCTGTTCTTTTTATCATGTCCACCAACACCAAACACAAACTCAACGTCAGGCACTGACATTTCAGGGATGTTATCTTGTGTTCTATCCCCACCGTTGGCAAAAATAATCTCAGCGTCGGGGTGACGTGATTTCACCATACGGATAGCATCGCAACTGGATCCATCGTCGTCGTTGTACACAACAACTTCGTCAACCACAGCAAGATTGCCCACAATTGCCATGCGCTCTTGCAAAGGCATGAAAGGCCTACCTTTTTTACGGGTAAGCCATTCATCACTATTGAGTCCTACAACTAACCTATCTCCCAGTGTTCTAGCAGCTTTGAAGTAGGCGATGTGTCCAGAATGCAAGGGATCAAAACCCCCGGTAACAATAACAATTTTCATATTGCTATTTAAACCAGCGGTCAGAACAAGTCAATCTTTTCCCAAGGCAAATAGTCCTTGCCAAAGTGTCCGTAGTTTGTAGTAGAGCTGTAGATTGGGCGGAACAAATCAAAACGTTCAATAATACCTCGGGGCGTAAGATCTACAGTTTGTTGTATTTGCTGTGTGAGCTCTCTACTCAAAGTTGACGAATAAGTTTCAATATAAAAACTCATAGGGTCTTTGAGCCCAATGGCATAACTGATTTGACAAGTAGCCCAAGGTGCTCGGCCACTTGCCACAATGTTCTTGGCAAGATAACGCATCATGTAAGCGGCACTACGATCCACTTTAGTAGGATCTTTGCCACTGAAGGCTCCGCCACCATGAGGACTATAACCGCCGTAAGTATCAACAATAATCTTACGGCCAGTAAGCCCAGTGTCACCATCAGGACCACCAATAACAAATCGACCAGTAGGGTTAATAAAGAATTCAGTTTTGTCATCTACATATTGTCCGGGCAAAATGTTGCGAATTGCAAGCTCTACATATCGACGCACAAAATCAATGTCTACAGATTCGCTGTGTTGAGTACTGCAAACTACCTTGGCAATACGTACAGGTCGATTCGTTTCGTCGTACTCGAATGTTACCTGGCTTTTGGCATCTGGGCCCAACCATCCCAGTACTCCATTTTTACGAGCCTGTGCAAGTGTTTCCACAATACGGTGACTCCAATAGATGGCGCTGGGCATGTATGCATCAGTTTCGTTGCAGGCATACCCAAACATCAGGCCTTGATCACCAGCACCAAATGTATCAGTGCCCAGTGCAATGTCTGCACTTTGTCCGTGTAGCAAGTTAGTGATTTCAACTGTGCGCCAGTCGAACCCAGTTTGCTCGTAGCCTACATTTTTGATCACTTGGCGCACAGCTGATTCAACTTCTTGGTTGTGTAGCACGCCTTTGTACTCTCCTGCAACTATCACGCGATTGGTTGTGACCAAGGTTTCGCATGCGCAACGCAGGCTAGGGTCTTGCTTCTCCATCACAAGATCTAACACAGCATCACTGATTGCATCAGCAATTTTGTCTGGGTGTCCTTCTGACACACTTTCACTAGTAAACAAATAACTCATATTATACTGTAATGTCTTCCATACCGGCCGAGCGCAACCTAACAATATGGCCCATTTGCCATTGTTTGGTTTCTAGACCTTTCATAATGCCCAGCCACTTGTTGCGTAGCAAGGCCACTTCGTTAATGATTGTTTCAAAGTCGATCACTTCATCTTCGCCGTCTGCATATTTTTCAGCATCACGACTAGTTAGTGCTCGTGCATAGCCTTCTAGATATTTCTGAAAATGCTTGCGGCGTATCTTACGCAGTTGAATATTGAGATAGTTTAACACAGCTTCGATTTCTTGAAGCTGGTTAAATCTATGTTCAGTATGTCCCGGAAGTTCTTTGATAGATTTTTCTACTAG